CGTGAAACCTTTAGAACGGCACGACGGAATCGATGTCGTACTCGGTCGTGTCGTGCTCGGTCGCTTGCGGCTTCGGCTGGCTCGTGCCCTTCGATTTCACCAACTGCAACCGGTCGACCAACACCCGAAGTTCAGACCGTTTCTGGCCGTCCTTCTGCCACTGGTTCATCTGCAAGCGTCCTTCGATGTGGATCGGATCGCCCTTCTTGGCGTACTGCTCAAGCACGCCTGCCGTCTTGCCCCATGCGGCACAACTAACGAACACCGGATCGTCGACCCATTCGCCGTCGACTTTCTTCCGGTCGTTTATCGCCAAGGAAAAGTTTGCTACCTGTGACGTGCCGACGGCCTTTAGCTCCACGTCTCGCGTCAGATTCCCCATCAAGATAACCCGGTTATAGCTCGCCATCGCTTGTCCCCTTTGAGATAAAAACTACCTTCGATTCCTTAACGCTCTTGGCCGATGTCACTCGTTCGGCTTGATCGTCGATTAGTCCTCAATTGCTGCGGCAGAACCACATTGGACACGCCGGAGTTGCCTGCTGCACCGTCTTTCCAATATGACAATCCGAAACCTTGATCCATTCAAATACAGGCGGCCACGGCTCAAGGTCGTTTGATGTTGAGTTTGTCCAGTCGCCTTCCTGAATTACTTCGCCAGCCTCAAGCAGTCTCCACTGTGCGTCAGGTTGAGTCTTTGGAGAAACAGCCTCCTTCGGCTTGATCGCCAACTGTTCCGCCGCAAACCGCACCATCGGCTCATCACCATACGCATCGGGACGATACACCCACGGACCCTCGTTGTCGTCCTCGTTCGCCCGAACCACATGCCCCATCAATTGATCGCACCACCATACCTCGGGACCAACCTGGACGCTCAAGCTGTGCGGTTGCATCTGCTCATCGAAGCGGTTCATTGCTTCCAGCAGATCCGCGATTGCCCGTAACTCTTTCGTTTCGTGATTGAACTGTTTCACTTCACCAACTCCCTCAGCCGATCCCGGCAACGTCGAAACACAGCCTCATCACCCCATTGCTCCGCCAGTCCGTTAAGTAGCTCAAGTACGCTCGTTACCTCGTTGCGGTACTGCTCTAGCCGGTCGGATGATTGCATCAGCACCTGAAGAGCGAGAGGAGTTGTTGTCCACATCGCCAGCGTTCTAAGGAACTCGACCAACTGCGCATCGGTTTGCCTGTCGTCACTCATTTACACGCCTCCTCATGTCCTCAATCACTTCAGCGTCAATCCGCATGCAATAGTGGCCGTCGTGAGTCAAATGCGCTGGAGTATTTGCGACTCGCTCCAGAAGCCGATGCTGGGCCAGCAATCGCTCGGCTATTTCGTGCAACGCTGCACCAACTACTCCATCTTCCGCTATGTCGTTGCACTGGTCGGCAAGCACCATCGCCGCCTTTGCAAGGGTCTCTGTTGTGCTATTCATACCTAAAATCCACCCCTTCCTGCTTTCCCAGAGTCCAGCCGTGATTGGTCATCCAGTCTTCGTAGGCTTTATCAGCCCGCTCTTCTTCCTGCTTAGCCCATTGCTCGGCCATCTTCTTTGTTTCCAACCAGACGCAACAATCGCGCCCCCTATACTCAACTCTCCAGCCACGTTTGCCGGCCTTGTAGATACCTGCACCATCAGCCGAAAACAGGCCCGGCCTCCTCGGCACCACCGGCAGAGGTTTGTGGTCAATTGCCAACTGCAACGCTTGGCTGATGGTTGGCTTGCTGTGTGTGCTTTTGTCGCACTCGATCTTGACGACCCAACCACCGATCGCAGCGCGCCACATGCTCCAGCCGTAGGCTCCATACCGCTCATCCAGCGTAGCGGCCAGCGCGTCAACGTCACTCGTCATCTGTCACCTCCACGCCGAAGGGAGTGCCGTCGTTGTCAAACACGAATTCTTGAAATCCCTCAGTAAAACTCGGAAGGAGATTGCCAAGCACAACCAAAGCACCTCCTCCGTATGAAGTGCATCGGAAAACCAATCCATCTGAAATCCGTCTAACCCACCGATCCCGATGCGGCCTGAATTCCTCCGCATTCGCAAATTGTCGATACCGCTTCGGCTTCTCGATCTTGCGGACTATCGCGCTACTGTCGTCCATCAACTCTGTGTGCGTACATTCATCAACGCGACCGAAACGCACGAAGAACTCACCTTTAACCGGCCTGCCAATCCTCACCAACTCCCACCCATCCGGCACGCCGGGAATGCCTCGAAATCCGTCGCTCATCGCTGTCTCCTTTGATTGCTGCTTAGTGCGGCCTGCCATGCTTCCCACTGGGACTGTACAGCTTCGTTCCGGAATGTGTACTCAAACGTTTCCAAATCAAGATCCGCTCTACAGTATTCGTCGATTTCTTCTTGTTCCATGCACCCTCGGCACCTGTCCCGAATCCACGCTTCAAAGTCATCATGCACCATCGACGCCATCGCCATCTCCTTTCAACCATTCGAAAAATTCGATCAGTTCACGAAATCAAAAATCAGGTCGGGCGGGAATCGAACCCGCTGGTTTTGTGTGTGACGCTTGTTATCTGGACGTAACCCGCTCGTATGCTGCAACTCCCAGCCACACAATTCCAGCAATCAACAATATCGCAAGCAACAACCCGAACCCGCCCCAAAACGGAGCCGTGACCCACCACCACGACCAGTCGATTACCCCGCACAATTTCAGCGTCACGAAGACGACACCAAGTAAACCGAGAACTCCAATTCCACCAGACGAACCAGACGACCTTGAATCTGACATTTCATCAACTCCAAATACCCGCTAGATAACAATGTAATGCACCGGAGTTGCCGTCCGGCTCGGCTACCACAAACTCTATCAATCAGGTCGGGCGGGAATCGAACCCGCATACATCGGGCCAGTGACGCACTCTTCCAGAGCCGACCCAACCGGCTTACCCAGTGCCGGGCGACGAATCTCACGTCGCGGCCTATCCGTTCGCCATTTCTGGCCGGGCGTTTGCATCCCCGGTTCCACACCTACTCCACCGTCGGCGGCTTAGGCTCCTCGCCAGCAACGTCTCCATCGCCGTTGACATCCCAGCCAACCCAACCCTCGATCGTATTTTCAATCGGGTGCCAAGTGCCTTCAATCGCACCGCCAGCGCAGGTCATGACAAACACGTAGGCAAACAGTGCCAGCAAACCAATCTCGCCAGTTCGATTCCGTCTCATCATTCACCACCTTTCGATGCCAAACCAAATAACTCGCGGATCGCCACGATAGCTTCCGCCTCATCACACACCACAACTTCAGCGTAAAACGCTAGCCACGGACTGATCGCTTCTCCAGGATCTATCACTAGCACACGGCCACCGGCCATTGCTTTTTCCGCTATCTCAATCGCGGTTCCCCACGACGGCTTCCAGCAATTCGCCAACAGTAGATCGCAATCATACACCTGCTCTAAATCACGTTCGACGATCTCCTGCTCGTTTCCTCGCTCCTTGCCCCGGTAGTCGCGGTCCATCGGATCGTCGAACGCAACCTCACCGGCCAACGCTGCTTTGATCCGCTCGCGCCAGCCCTTCGCCTCCTCATCCGTGCAACCGTTGATCGGTCCCGCTAGATAGACTCGTTTCATAATAGCTCCCCTAGTTGCTCGATAGTCGCCGCGCCGTTGCCGATACCGTCGTTACTTCAACCAGCCGCCAAAACGTTTCACCTTCGCGGTCCACCTGCCGCATTAGCGTAGGCTCCCATCCTAGATCCTTCCAGCGTACCGCCATCCTAGCCGCTTCTCGGGCGTTCGTGCCTTTCCACTCTACGCCCTGCTTGCTCTTGACCAAGTACATCAGACGCACTCCCAAGCTCGCTTCGTGCCGTACCCTAGTTGGTCACCTTCGACGAAGTAAATCACCGCATCATGTCGCATTGATTCCAGCGATTCCTCTTCGTCTGTGATCGTGGCGGCAATGTCCTCACTTGAGCATACACCCGCAATCGCATATTCAAACGGCCAGCTAGGTTGAGTCATCAACCGGACTTCGGTATCACCACCCAACGAGTCGCGGTACTCTTCCAGCCGTTCGATCAGTTCATCGATTGTCATTTTCGTCATGATTACCATTCCTTGCTGTCAAAGGTTTCAAAAAGGGCGGGCCACTCGACCCGCCCCCAATAATCAATCAACCCATATTCTCGCGGCCAACGTAGAATCGTTCGCCGTCCTGATCGTCCACCCAGCCCCAGCCGCCATCGGCAATTATGGCTTCTGTGAACATCTCGCAAAGCATCTGCTTCGCTTCGTCGAAGTCGCGGGCGACAATCTCGCCGTGCTCAGCGTCCGTCCGGAACGTGTAGCCGATGGTCTCTTCTGCAACCGTGGTGTAATCGATCTTGCTAGCCATGATTCTTATTCCTTGATTGTTTGTATGTATGAATCAACCTGCGACGCCGATCAGTTCCAATGTCATTCCGTCGACGCAGTACGCATCACCATCAACTCCTAGAAACTCGTCGTATCCGTTCGCCACCAAGTCGGCCAGCATCTCTCCCGCTTGATTCTCTCGCAATGCCTTGACCAGCTTCGCGGCCCTTGTCGCTGGCATCTTGTGGGTCGCGCCATTCTTGTAGACCCAAATCGCTGGAATGCTGTTGGCCATAATTCTTGTCCTCGTTATCGAAGGTTTCTTTGCTTCGCGGTCGTTTCCGCGTCATGCAATCATTATACACTACCTATCGACCACTTCAACCCCAAGGCTAAAATTTTTCCTGATTATTTTTCCGCCCTTGTTTTTGTTGGGTGTCGAACAGGTTTCACGCGAAACGTCTAGAACGGATCGCCCCATTCCGGACCCGACTGCTGTGCCATCCCAGCCGCCTCGCACAGCGTCCGGATTGCCACTTCCAACGCGTCCGGTCCGTCATCGTGCTGCCCGTGCGGGAATTCGCGCATCTGCCGCACCAATAGCTCGTTGCTAGCCGTCCGGCGGAACCGCAAATCGCCGTTCGCCAGCCACGTCCCCAGCCGTTCGATCCTCAATCCCTTATTGGTTGTATTCTGCACGAGGATCGGCTCGGGTGCGTAGTAGCTCATCCCCTCGCACGCCTCACGCCACGGACCGACCAATAGCTCTTGAAACGCGTTCCCTTCGATCGCCACCAATGATGGCATCCGGTCTTTGCAGAACGTCGCGAAGGATCGCATCATCCTCGGAACCGGCTCGCGGTCGATGATCGAATCGACCCACAACTTGCCTTGATGAAAGCCGACGAACACGCCAGCGAAATAATCACCCCTTCGCGCGTCGCGTCCCTTGCTCGGATCCAACGCCACGCATGATAGGTTGAACCGCTCCGGCCAATCGTCGCTCCAGATGTTCGCGAAGTAGTGCTCCGGCCACTCGGCACCGTCCGACGATCCTGGCCTGCCTTGGTAGAGTGCGTTCCACCATTTCGCCGGTAGCGTCTTTCGTCGTTGCTCCAGTAGCTCAACCGGCCACCGCTCAGGCCACAGTGCTTCCCCAATCTCGCGCCGCAAGGGATCGATCTTCCGGTCCTCGCAGATCGCCTGCAACGTCACGCATCGGACCGTCAAACCTAGATCCTCCTTGCGCTTCGTCAATCGGCCAATCAAGTCATCCTCGTGCCACTGCGTAGAAAGGATCACCACCTTTCCGCGCGGGCTCAATCGCGTCGTAGCGACCGCCGTAAACCAATCCCAAATGACGTTCCGATTCGTCTCGCTGATCGCATCGCGGGCACTTCGAACGTAGTCGTCTATGAGAAACAAATCGGCACCGTATCCGACGATCGCACCGCCTACGCCCGCGCTGATAGTTCCGCCGCCGGTTCCTTCTAGCTGCCAGTTGTTCGCGGATGAATGCGTAGGGTCGACTCCCTTCAAGCGGACCATCGGCGCCAACTCGTGAACCTTATCGCGAACCCACCGGCTCCAGTCCTTCGCCAATCCGGCGGTATGCGTCGCCACGATAAGCCGATCGAACGGTCTCCGCAGTAGATACCACGTCGGCGCCCACTTCGAAAGGAACTCGCTCTTACCGTGCCGAACCGGGGCTTTGATAATCAAGATATCCCGGTCGCTCTTGAGATGCTCGCGGAACTCCCAGTCGATCACGTCCAGATGCTTTGCCCGCTTCCACGATCCGCCGCTGTACGCGGTCGCGAGATTCGCCGGACTCAGGAGCGAAAGGGCCAGCCGTTCGTCATTCCGCGTAGTCATCGGCACCGCCTGGGATCGCCCGGACCTCTCGCGCGTCCATCAAGCTATCGAATCGCGGATCCTCTTCAATCGTTTTGAGTATGTCCTGCACGGTCACTTGTACCGTGTTGTTATTCACCTGCACCAGAACTTGGTCGGGCAGATCCTTCGTGCGGTTCGCCGCGTCCATCGCTAGCAGGATCTTCGCCGCCGTCAGCCGGTACCGAAGTTCCTTAGTGGGATCGGACGCAATCATTGCCGCGTCGATAACCATCTTCTCCCGTAGGTCACGCGGTATCGGCCATCGCTCTTGGATCGCTCGCAGTTCTAGCCGCTGGTCGCCGATCCTCTGTAGCCGTGCAAGCAACGCACCGGATCCAGCCTTCTCGGCTTTCTTCGCGCGGTCGATAACCTCCGGCGATAGTTCCGGATACCACGGGCTGTGCTCCAGTCCTTCGGATGCTTTACGCTTCTTCGCCATGCTCTATTTCCGGCGAATTGTTAGAAAGCGCGGAAGTCGGAATTGCACCGCTCCCTCCAGGCTGGATGCCTGACGTGCCGCTATCAGCACTTCCCGCGCGCTTGGGATATGGTTTCCGAAGTGGTTCAATTTGTAAACGCATGGCGTCATCTAGGGGCATCAAAAATTTATGCTTCCAAACCTTGACGGACCTTATGACGCCACTTGCCTTTAACTTTGTCGCGTATCCCCTACGGCCACTTCTGATGGTTTTTGTGTGAACACGCTCGCCAGTAGACACGTACTCAAACTGTTCACAAAACGAAGTCGGCCCGGAATACATCCAACCGCCACCAGCATAAATACCACCATGATGCCCCTGCTCAGGATCGGCATAAGAAATAATTAACCTCAATTTAGGCGACTGCTTTTTTAGCATCCGAATCGCTATGGCTATGATTCGCGTAACTTCTACCCGATGGTCTGTCAGTGCGACTCGCGTTAGTTCACAAACCTCAGTGCGATCGATACCATAAGGACAATGCGATTGCGGAGCAGCACCACTGCTGAAAATCAAACAACCAACGAACTTTCCATCTTCCCAAACGCCAAACCTAACCGCCTTAAAAACGGGAACGCTCTTGCTGTAGTGCCACTTCTCGCAAGCATACCTCGCGGCCTTGGCGTCGCACCAGTCTATTCGCAGATTAGGGCGTGAACTCATGGCCGCACTCCGGGCAACATACTTTCGCCTTCTCATCTAAACGCGACTGTTCATCTTCGGTCGACGGTTCAAACTCAGGAGCGAGAATCCCCGCCTCCTGGCTCATCTCGGTTATCAAGTCGGCTAGATCCTGCTCGGCGGTCTGCACGTCGCCCACCAACGCCTCTAGCGAAGCATTGTCGACGGTCGCTAGCTCGCTCGTCTTGTCCAGGATCAACAGGGCTAGCTTCTCTTTCTCCTCGCTCAATTCGACGTACTCAACGTCGACCATCGTATCATCGCCCTGAGCGAGTGCCTGCATGATCCTTTCGTGCCCATCGATCACGTGCCCGGTAGTGCGGTTCACGATCACGGACTTCACGAAGCCAATCTCTCGGATGCTCGCCGCGACCGCCTTTCGCTGCTTGTCGGGATGCCTTCGATGGTTGAACGGATTGGCCAGCAATTGCGATGCGGGTTCTTGGCCATGTCCAACGATCTTTGATTTCCAGCCCATAGCACCCTCACACGTTTCGCGTGAAACCTGTCAACAATCCATCTCATCCCACGTCGCGCGGTCGACCATCACCACCAGCCGGACGCAAGCTGCAAACCAGCCGAACCACGCAACCCAAACAATCACGGCTCCCGGATCGGTCCGCTCGCTGAGTTCCAAGATAGCATAGGGTGCAACGATCACCCACGCCACGGAACCAAGCGACCCCAAAAAGCATACCGACCTATTGAGCATTTTGGGAAGCTTTCATCCGCTTGACCTTGGAACGCGGGCGAATCGAATCGGCCTCGCGTCCCCCACGCAACCCGCGACAATCAAGCCGGTCCTCCGGGTGGAAGCACGAGAACCCTTTCGACTTGCGCTCTCGCATCACCTGGATCTTTTCCAAGCTGCCCGGCGGCGCGTCCGTCGGTGCAAACAAATCGCCGTATCCCATTGGTCACATCCATTTCAGCCACAGGGTAGCCGCTCGTTTATGCCGATCTTTATGCGGACGCAAAGTCTCGACACAAAACATTCGGCGGTCCATTTGGGTCAATGACTTGGCATCGCGTCTTGGCCGCATCCAGCCAAACGTCCTTACCTTCGTCGCCTGCATTTTGCGATGCAAGTTGCCTAGCGTCTACTTCGGTGGATGCACGAATAACAAACCCGAAAGCCTTGTCGTACCACGGCTCCCAATCTTCAATCGGCTCAAGCAAAAACAACATTGCGAAAACTCCCTCAATCCTGTCCATCGATCATCCATTGCCTACATCCACTTTAGCCACAGCGTAGCCGCTCGGCCATCGGCGCAAATCATATGCGCCTCGTTCGGCTCGTAGTGCCACTTCCGCAACACTGCCTCCGATTCGCTACGCACCAAGCACGGAACAACCACGTGCCCCAGTTGCAACCGCTCCGCCGTGTCCTCGATCCATGCCATCAGCATAGAGCCGATACCCAAATTCCGATACTCCGATCGGACTAGCAACGCATTCACCCACAGCCGCGAACGGTCCACCGTGACCATCGCCAGACCCAAGATCACGCCCTCGGACTCGGCGACCCACCAAATACGCTGGCTCTCCTGGCACCCGGCATAGCGGCGCGAATCGTCGTCCGGCGGATGATCCTCGGGATACTCGCCGACGATCCTGGCCATCTCTTCGTAGTCTCCGCACGTCGCCAATCGAACGCTCGCGGTATCCATGATGTCACCCACAGGCCCACCTCATGACGAAATAGAACGCCACTAGAAGCATACCAAACGCGATTGCACAAATCACCCGACCGTCCTCCTGCTCATCCATCGAACCCATCCCACCGGATCGCTACCCGGCCCGTTGGTAGTTCCGCATGCTGGACAACCGAAGCATAGGCCAGCCTTCCCCCGAACGTGAAGCCGAACCCGCCGTACTTCGCCGGGCGAATCGTTACCCGCCTTTTGTAGAACGACATAGATAGCTTCCGGCTCTTCGCCTTCTCGGGAACCATCTCGGCGGGGATCTTCAATCGGTACGATAGCGACCGCTTCCGCTCCTTGCGTACTTCAACCGTCTCCGCTGTTGCTTCCGTCAATGCCTTACGTCCCATCTGGTAGATCCTCCACTGTTGCTGACCAGTTGCCTTCTTCATCAAAAAACACCATCCGACCTTGCGGGTCTGTTCGCATCGTTACGTCCGAATCCAGCGGACGAACGTAGCCGATTACGTCTGCCCACTTACTGGCAGTCATCTGGCCGCCGGTTGCGTAACGCACCAACCATCGACCACCCTCCCGCCTGCCACGATCACGCCAAGCCTGTCCGTTTCTCTGGACGTACCATCGCTCTCCGTCAATCTGGCACCAATGCGACCCGATGCGATTAGCTTGGTACAGAGCGTCAGATAGCGACACCCACTCCCTCGGAATGACTTTCGCCTTCGGCTTGCGATAGTATTGATCGGTCATCAACGTCTGCACCCTGCGCACATCGGCCAGCGTCGACAAATCCAGCTTCTCACCCGGCTCGACCAACCCACGCGGAACGATCGCCTCCACAATCTCGCAGTCGTCCGGGATACACGTTTCGCGCGAAACCTCGTCACTCATCGTTTTGCTCTCCTTGGTATTCGTATTTCACAACGCCATCCGACCGATCGCCTAAGAACTCGTAGACGTGAACCACGCCACCGGACCGCACGCGGATCACCAACGGCGCGTCGATAGGCGGTAGCTCGTACTCGTGTCCGTCCTTCGGTCCGCCGACAAACCGGATTATCATTGTGCCACCCATCCCGGCAGTCGTGCCAATTCGCTTGGACCAATCCCTACAACCTTGGCGATGCGGTTGCGAACTTCGAACCATGTCAGCCTATCTCGCATCTCGACTAGCTCGGCTTTTCTTCCACGGATCGACCAAAATTCGACATTGAAAAATTCGTTGCTAATCTGAGTCACCTCAATCCTGTTGATGCCAGATCCAGGCAGGCACTCTACCTCGAACTTCATCGATCGCCCGCCTGGAAAGACAGTCGTGTTGGATGCTCTGATTGCACTCAGAAAAGCCGTTCCACCAAGAGCCTGCATCACGATCCCATCGGCTACACTGTTCATCTTCTTTTTCCTTGTTCTCGAAGGTTCCGAAAAAAACCCGGACGCCCGAAGGCGTTTCGTCCGACTTTCACGGACTCGTCAGCGGGTTACAAACTCACGGCCAATCCGGTCACCGACTCGAACACTTCCGCAAGATTGAAGCAGTAGACCTCTTCGCATTCCTTGACCAGTTCGCACTTCATGCCTCGATTCTTGATCGACCAGAACTCCACCCGGTAGTAGTCGGCAGGCGTCAGAATCACCCGCACCCGGTTGATCGCCAGTCCGGGGAACCTTGGCAAGTCGAACTGCAAACCGTTGTCGATCGCCATCAGGTTCTTCGCTCCGGTCATCACCAGGAACTTGCGGCCACCAATCTGCTCAAGAATGATCTTTGCGACTTCGACGTTCATGCTCTTTTCCTTGCTCTCGAAGGTGTTGAAACTCGCGGTCACGTCCGCGTCATGCCATGATTGTACCCTAAGTATCGACCACGGCAACGGCAATTCGGCAATTTTTCCGGATTATTTTACGACCATTTTTCACAGGTTTCACGTGAAACCTCAGTCGGTGCTCATCGGCATCAGCGTGTAGCTCGCCGGTCCAGCCGCCAGCCCGATCGGTGCGTTCGCCGCCTTGACCCGCATTTCCACCAGATCGGCATCGACCGCCCCTAGCCACTGGATCAGGTACCGCGAATCGACCCGCACGGACGCTAAATCAGGCCCCTCGAACGCTGTCGTAACGTCCGCTCGGCCAACGTCCGCCGTAGCCGCTCGACACCCTAGCACGCCATCCACGAACGATAGATCGACGCCCCGCGATTCCAGATCGCTACAGATCGCCGCTTGCCTGACCACCGAAAGGAACGCTTCCCGGTTGATCGTCGCCGCGTCGCCGCTCACCTGCTCGCGCACCGATTGCCATTTCGGATACCTTCCCTCGATAAGCCTACCCCACACGTCAAACGATCCACCATCGACTGAGGATCGCACCGCGAAAGTATTCTCTCCGAAGTACAGGCCAACCGGACCCGACACTTTCCGCGTTAGTTGCAACACCCTCGGAGGTACCGGTAGCACCGTCTCCGGCATCGCCGCTGCATCGCCACCCGTCGCGCAATAGCTCAACCGTCGTCCATCGGTCGCCACAGCAACCACCTTGCCCGCGTCGGTCGTCCACAGCACGCCACCCAACGCGAACCGCGAATTCGCTTCGTCGATCGCCCATACAGTCGCACTCACGGCTCGGAGGTAATCCGCCGCCTCCAATGTCACTTGCGGGGCCATCGTTACCTCAGTACGCGGGAACTCATCCGGGTTGCCGGTCGGCAACTTGAACGATGCATGATCGGTCCGTACTTCGATCCCGGAATCGCCCACGAGGATCTCAACCGTCTCGCCGGTCGCCTCGGAGATGATCGGCCCGAATCGATTCGGCAATAGCACCTTGCCCGCTCGTCCGTCGCCGTCAATCTCGCCGATCGACGCTACCACGCCGACCTCAAGATCCGTCGCGTAAAGTCGGACCTCGTTTCCGTCCGCCTCTAGTAGCACGCTTCGAAGAACCTCCTTCGGACTTCGTGCTGGCACCGCGCCGCTTACCAGTCCCCACGCCCTTTGAAGCTTTGACCGATTGAACTTGATTCGCATTTCGTTCGTCTCCTTTGAAAATCATCTCGACTCGCGGACGGTCCCGATCGATCGCGACTTCAACGCCCCCGAGTCTCAACACCTGCCAACAATCGTTCTTCACCAATCCGGCATCCACACAACCGTCTACCGCTGGCTTGCAGTTCTGCAAGATGTTCACGGTATCTCGCTGCACGTTATCCGGCACCCACAGACGGTAGGCGACCTCGCGGACGTTTGCCGGCCATCGATCCTCACACGCTTTCGCCTGCTTCCACGCGAACGCCCTCAATCGCTTGATAACTCCAGTCTTCCAGATCGGGTTGCCGTTGTTCTGCGACAAGTCACGCAACCGCGACCAGGGTATCTCGATCACCACCACGCTTTCCATCGGCGGATGAACTCCTTTCGATGCTCCATCGGCTCGACGCCATCCGGCACGATGCGAACCGAACAACGCGAAAGGAACGCCATATCGAACCATGACGCGTCGGCTTTCTGCTTCAACCAAACCATATTCGCTACCGTCAGCTTTGGCCGTTCATCCTGAGTGAATCGTTCGCCATGTTGCTGCTTGTGGCAGAGAGAACACAAGAGTATCACCACCCGCCGATCCTCGCGTCTCGGCTTGTTCACGATATGGGCTCGTTCAATCAACCACGGACCATACCACCACAACGGACGATCGCACTGCCGCCGACCGCACGCCCAACAAAACGGCTCGCCGATATTCGTCAACTCGGCGAAGTCTTCGACGAACGATCGATACCAGCGTCGGGCATTGTATCCCAATCCATCCCAAGGACAGCCCGCTTTATCATGAACCCCGCCGGATGCTCGATCACGTTTGCGACTCTTCGCCACGCTACTTCCTCCTTGATCCACTTCGGCAACACCGCCCGCGAATGCTCTTCATGAATCGTCACCTGCTGCACATTGGCCATCGCTCGAAGGTATCGCGCGTCGCCGTAAATGTCCCGATGCTTGCCACGCAATCCTAACCGATGGTACTCCTCCTCTGTTGTCTTCAATCGATCTTCGCAGTCAAGCCGGTTGACCACAACCACAGAGATATCCTTGCCGTAGACTTGAACAAATCCGTCGGGGTGAATCTCAAGCACAACGGCATGACGCCTTTCACCTGCCAGCACCCACCGCTCCACGTAGTCAACGATCGTCGTTCCGACAATCGCCAGCAACTCGCGGCCATGCTTCGCAATGAACCACCGAACGAACCGCCGACCCTCTTTCGTCTTGAGCAACCAGCCTGCTATTTTCGTCCAGCGCGGGGGCGTAGCCATCCGTATGTCCTCCTTGCCGGTAGATGATATGCCGGGCTTGCCGCGTCCGGAGGGGGGTTCTTGAGCAGTCGCGGGTTGACGCTCGGCACGCCCTCTTTCTTGCATCGGGAATGGAACATCTGCACCAGCGAAGAGAACGGTTGATTCGTATGCGCACTCATCCAGAGCAACCCGTTCCAGATCTTCTGGTGCGATGTCGCCTTCTTGCCCTGCTTCTTGAACAGCGGACCCTCGACCAATTTTAGCTTGCCGTTCTCCTGCATCACGCGGCGGACGCTTCGCTTGTGTTGATGCTTGCAGTGCGGGCAGACCTCGCCACTTGTTCGCCAGCCCTTGCAGTTCGGGCATTGAATCGGCTCGGGCTCTTGTCCATTCTTGAAGCGGTTCATCCGGGCTTCGCTGATGTCCTTAGACGTGTCGCCTAGCTTCCAATCTCGATCCTGATTCGGGCTACCGTGACGCCAGTAACATCCGCCGTGATCCTGCAGGATCTTGTCGGGATAATCGGCCCAATATCGCTGGATTCGCCCGACCGACTGGAGGTAGCTTGCCACCGATCCGAACACCGTCGCGAAGATCCCGTGACGCAACCACGGCATATCGATCGCCTCGCGCAGGATGAACCGATTGCAAAGCACCGCAATCTCTCCGGTACGGCTCAACCTCAGCACTTCGGCCCGCGTGTCCTTGTCCAGCGGATGCTGAACCAACTGCCAATTGCCGCTAGCCTGTAGCTCGGGAATCATCGCAACGCCATCACCAACCGCCGCCGTTTTGACCCCGCGCCGCATGAACTCTTCGGCAAACCAGAACGCACCCGACACGCTCGGACCGAATAGGATCGCCGGTTCCGCGAACGGGTTCAGTTCTCGCCAGTTGGCGTAACAGTCGCCGATGATCTTCGCGACTCGCGGCTCTAGTGCCTTCGATCCGAATTCGAAATCGGCATTCCTAGCAAGCCCCGTGCAATCAATCTCGCTTGGCGTATACACTCGGACCGGCAAGTGTGCCTTGACCTCTCGCAGTTCCGAGTAGCTGCCGAACGACACCAACTCATCACACGCATCGGCCAACCCAACGGGCGTTCCCGTGAATCCAATCACGCACGCGCCGCGCTTGGTGTGCCCGTCGAATCGAGTATCGCCGATCGCTCCATCGAGAACCGCGCGGGCTTTGTTCCCTCGCTGTTGGTGGAATTCATCGACCAGCACCAACGTCGCATCGTGTAGGTCAGCGGTACCTCGTTTCACGCTGCGAGAGTACGCGGTATCCATCATCGCCATCTCTATGGGATGCTCGCCGGTCCGCTTGTACCCTTGAGCGAATATCCCGTGGTCCAACCCTTGATTGGTGAATACCTCACTCATCTGTTCCAGCAACATCGTTCGATGTAGGTAGATCGCCACCTTCCCGCCGCGCTCCACTTCCTCGCGGGCCAGTTGTGCCATGCAGGTAGTTTTCCCGGCACCAGGAGGGGCCACGCCACAGATACGCTTGACGCCTGCTTGCCGGCGCTCGTAGACCATCTTCTTGCCTCGGTCTTGGTGCGGCCAGTTTGGCCGTTCGACCGGCTTATCGTCGCTCATGCTCGCTCCTTCTCGCGGTCGCTTCCGCGTCATTGCATTGTACCAGAGAAGCGCCCCAGATGGAACGCTTCATCAATTGCACGCCGAAGCTACTTGACTTGTCGGACGAACTCCAGTCTTGGCTTATCCTTGACAAGATTTCCGATCGTAGTACATGCGTGAACCCAGCCGCCTCCAGGGGGTAATGCAAGAGGCCAGCTTGCTTGCGGGCTATTGGCTTTGTGGTTCGCATAGTCACCAGCCTGCACGACTTCATCCGGCCCCAACAGTCGCCACTTACTTCCGTCTTCGCCTGTGCGAATATCATCAAACGGATTGTTGACGCTCTTGCAGAACGCCATCCTATCGAATTCATCTGGCGACCTTCCTATCAACTCCTGATCGCCAATCGGAACTTCTTCCCAATCGGCAACGCCTGCGGCAGGTGCGGCGTCGTAGTCTTCGGCTGGAGTATGGACCAGTTCATAGCTGTAAAGATCGCCAGCCCTTATACGCTCGCCTGTACTGAACGATCGATACTTGCCGCCAGTCATCTTCTCGATAACGTCCTCGGGCTCGGGCGACGCCGCCTCGGTCGACGCATCATCTTGATGCACGGTCTCTTGCGGCTCAACCTTCGGCAATGGACCATTGCGATAGACGCTGCCGCTTGGAACGTCTATGCGTCCATAGCAGACGGATGCATCCTCTCGGTAGTAGCTCGCCCAATTCGTGAACTCCGCAACGATATCTTCACCAGCCATCAACACCAACGATCCCTTATCCGCATACGCCAACTCCGCTTTGATCTGAAACCTATCGCCGCTATGGTCCTTGATAATCCACCAACACAACTTCGCACTGCTCATTTCGTCACCTTCGCTATTTCTCTGGACAACGGTTCAACCCACCGACGCATCTTGCCGGACAACCCGGCTTCATCGATCGCACGCACAAACGCGCCGTACGTCTTCGCGACCTTCTTTGCCGCGTCCGGATCGACGCTCACAACCTCTTCCTTCTCCTCGGGATCATCGTCGGCCAACGGCTCGCCGTAGACGTGCCCGCAATTCCCGCAAACCGTCTGGCCGTTGTCACGTAGCTGCCACCAGTCCGCCTCGCAGTACGGGCATGGCTCGCCTTTCTTGTGTCCGCGCGGTGCGTCCGACTCGGCAATCCGTTCGGCTTCCTTCGCAGGTTCAGACGTTTCGCGTGAAACCTGTCGCTGGATGGACGCCGCTTGCTCGCTTCCGTCCTTGCGAGTCACGGTCGCTTGATGCGGGAAATCCTCCTTGCGGATCTTCGAAACCAGCCCCGGACTGACTTTGCATATCTCGGCAATCTCGGAACCCGGCTTCTTCGGCCACTGCTTGAGCGCCATCCGCACCGCGTTCCGCTTGTCGTCGTCTGACCGCCTCACGCCGTGCGTAGCGTTCGCCGCACATGCCCGCATCAACACCAATTCCAAGTCGCCCGACTCAATCGTGGCGAATACCTTCGGACGCTCGGCTTTGAGGCATGCGGAACATCGTTGCCAGCCGTCCGTCAGATAGTACACCCCGGCGACTTCGACAATCTCCACCGGCGCGCTAAACGGCCATTCGCTTTCAGGGCCTTGCATGGCCTGCTGGTGATATTCCGTTTGGGCGTCCTCGGGCACGCTCTTGCGGGCTTGGTACTTGGAGTCGAATGTTATCTTCTCAAGTGCTATCCATCCGGTTTTCTTAGCCATGCTCAGATCCTCTTTCCGCCGTGGCGGATGCCTCGGCCCTTGTTCGTGTTGTTCTTCTCTACGCACTTATTAAAAAGGCTGTCGCCAGTGTGCAAAGCATTCTCGGAACACGCTCCGATTAGGTGCCATACAGCCGCAATCATCGCTTCGCGGTTGTTGATACGGATCGCCTCCAATGCCGTCGTCGCCAGATTGTGGAATCGATGCAGCAAGTCCGAAACAGGTTCATCGTCAAGCGGATACACGCACTCAACTGA